TTGGATTTGAGATTGTTTTACATTTTAAAGATTTAATTAAAACCGATGTACTTGTTCAAGCCGCAATAGCCGCTTTGTTTCCTATTGCCTTTAGATGGATGAATCCCAAAGACCAATTTCCAGACGGAGAATAAATGTTTAAAAAGAAATACATTCATGAATCTACTGGCGATATTCTTACATTTAGCGAACAAATCTCTTGGAAAATCCAAAGCATTATCCGCAACTGGTTCTTTGTAATTGCTTGGTCTATTACTACCTTTGTGTGGTGGATGAAGCCAACCTGGTTCACCGATACCCACGCTTATATTAAATGGATGAATCTAGCCTCATGGCTGGCAGTAACCGTTGAACTTATTATCGGTATTGCCATGATCGGTCAGACTAAGCGCGATGCTCTTATCATCCGCCACATTCTCAAACTTGAGAAGCAGGAGATTGAGCATCTACAAGATTTGCTAGAGGAAGATAAATGACCTACGAGCCACGTATTGGTGATTACGGAGTAATCCGAGGTAACGGATTTTTTGCCAAACTCATCAGACTAGGAACGGTATCTCGCTGGAACCATGCGTTTATCTACATTGGCGATGGCAAGATTGTTGAAGCTAATCCTACTGGCGTTGCTGTTAGCCCTGTTACTGAGTACCCAAAGATTGCATGGAACATGCACGAGGAACTTACCGATGAACAGCGGGCAAAGATTGTCACTCATGCCAATAACGCAGTCGGACGGCCATACAATTTCGGCATCATCTTCATGCTTGCACTTCGTGCGCTAGGCATCAAGATCTTCCCAAAGTCTTTCATCTCATACCTTGCTAAGCACGATGGTTACATCTGCTCTGAACTGGTAGCCGAGTGTTACGCAGTGGCAGGTTCTCCCATCTGCCCAGAAGCAGACCTATGCAACCCAGGTGATCTAGCAGAGAGGTTGATCTGGCAATGACTCAGAAAGATGACTTCGTAGCCAAGGCAAGCACTCAGGTAGGTGTCAAGGAATCCCCAGCAAATTCTAATAAAACTATCTATGGCAAGTTTACAGGACACGATGGCCAGCCATGGTGCGGTTCTTTTGTCATGTGGACAGCGGCACAGATCAACTTCAAAGGTATGCCTAATTGCGTCTATACGCCCGCTGGAGCCACTTTGTTCCAGGGAACGGGTCAATGGTTCAACCATGAGACTGCAAAGCCTCAGGCGGGCGATATTGTGTTCTTTAACTTTGACGGCAAAGGCATTGAGCATGTGGGCATTGTTGTCAAAGACAACGGTGATGGCACTATCACAACTGTAGAAGGCAACACAGTTCCTGATGGAACCACTGGAGCTGAAGCCAATGGCGGAGAAGTATGCTTAAAAATCCGTGCTTATCAGACGGCAAACAAGCGCAAAATGGTAGTATTTGTTGTCGGCTTTGGGCGACCAAAGTGGACAAACTAATCTACCTATAGGAGATATTATGAAGATCAATAAAGCGATCTTGGAGCATTACCTCGCAGCACTACTCGTTGCTGGAGTATCAATCTGGCAGACTGGTAATCACCATCTGAAGTCAGTAGCTTGGGCTGCAATCGTTGCAGTACTTGGCCCAGTTGCAGTCGGTGCCTACAATCATTTCAAGGCAACTGCATCAAAGTAATTTAGATTAACTTAACCCTCATCGCTTCGGCGGTGGGGGTTATTTTTTTATGCCGTTTTACTGTTAGAGGCTATCAGCCTTGCCGCCTCAACCAGAGCCTTCAGGCTCCCCTGTTTTTACCGCACTCGCTTCGCTCGTATTATAAACACATTCCAACCCCATTAGCAAATAGAACTTCGCGCCACGCCGAAAATGCTAACCAGTTGACATGTCATTCATAGGCGGTGCTACGGTTCACCCATGAAAGAAACACAAATACAACATAGATCATTCAGTGCATTTACATCATGGTTACGCTGTGGCAAAGCATTTGAGCTAGAGCGCAACTTGCAAGCACCATCAGAACCAGCATGGTATTTTGTTGGCGGTAGTGCATTTCACTCAGCAGCTGAGAAGTTCTTATTGGCTGAACATCAGAAGAAGTTAGACAAAGCAAAGTACGCGGATGTACCGTTCTAATGGAGCATGAACTTGGAAGCATTAAAGCAACGTCAGGTGCAGAAGCAGACTATCGTTCGCTCGGTTCAATAAGAGTATGTCCCTGTGGCTCCGAATGGTGGAATGTCCAGTGTAAGTTTGACACTGACTTTGAAATTGGAATGTACGGGACAACTGCCCGATGCGTTCTCTGCGACAGCCTTGCAACAGTTGTTACACCGATAGATAGGGAGCAGTAATGGGACGCAAACACGCAAAGATTATTAGCCGTGATGCCTTCATGCAGTCCTTTGTGGAAGCTGAAGTTATTATGCGCAAGAACTTAGGTGCTAGGATTGAGAACCTCATTGAGCAGGAGACAAACCCTGACATCATCACTGGCTTAAAGCAAGCCCAAGAATTAGTAGCAGGAAAGGTTGAGACTAATGACGTGGGATAACATTTGGGACGAATCGTTCCTTGAAGCAATTGCAGATCAAGAAGCCAAGTCAGGTAGCAATCCAACAGACTGGCGTGTAGCTGGTCGTGCCACAAAAGAAAACCCAGACAAAGAGAACAAAGTCTGGTGGGATAACAATGGCAAGCGAATGTTCTTTGACTTCATCAACGCTTGGCAAGAATCACAGTTTGAGTTGTGGGTAACACCTGAAGGTGTGCCAGCAGCAGAACTTGGTTGGCTCTTAAACTTTGGCGATGTGCCTATCAAGGCATTTGCTGATGCCATAGTGGTTGAGCCATCAGGTGAGCTTGCAGTCATTGACTTCAAGACTGGTAGTTTTATGCCAGGATCATCCATGCAGTTGGGTATCTATGCCTGCTGTATGGAGATGCAGTTTGGTATCAGACCAACCAAGGGTTACTATTACGATGCCCGTAAGGCTGAGTTCAAAGAGGCTACTGGCCTAGATCGCTGGACAGTTCCAGTAATGACCGAACTCTTTGCCCAGTTTGTACGGGGAATTGATGCTAACATTTACCTTCCAAACATTGGAATGGCCTGCTCTACTTGCGGCGTAAAGGACTACTGTTACGCAGTCGGCGGACAACTTTCACAAATATACGATCCACTAGCAGAAATAAAATAAGGAGAAACAAATGGCAACAGAAGGTACAAAGTTCCAAGTCAACTTTAAGTTGGCAGACGGAACATTGATCAATGTATACGCTGCAACATCAGCTGAACTAGAAGGTAGCCTGACTACCATCCAAGATACCGCTTCACTTATTGCAGCAGTATCAGGTTCACTTGGCAACGCAGGTGCAATCAACCACCTTGCAGCATCACTTGGTGCTACACCAGTAGCCCCAGCGGCACCTGCATACTCAGCACCTGCTGCTCCAGCAGCACCAGCACAGCTTCCAGAGGGACACTGTAAGCACGGTGCGTTGGTATGGCGTGAGTCAAAGCCAGGAGCGCCAAAGGCATGGAAGGGCTGGTTCTGCCCATCCGCTAAGGGAACACCTGACCAGTGCGAGCCTAAGTTCGTTAGATAATTTAGATGCTGTCACTTACCCAAGCGGCAGCGAAAAGCACTAACGATCATCAGTTACTGCCAGACCTTTTCCCTTCGCTACAAAGCGAGGGGATTAGGTTTCGCAGAGGACAGTTGACCATGATTGCTGGCGCACCTAACGCTGGTAAATCACTCATAGCCCTTTGGATGGCGGTGAAGATGGAAGTGCCTACGCTTTACATATCCGCAGATACCGATTCTTACACCACAGCAATCCGTGCAGCAGCAATGATTACTGGCCATCAAGTCGCCACAGTAGAAGAAGCATTTACAACTGGTGCTGGTAAAGAGTTCTACGAAAATGAACTAGCCAGCATTACGCACTTACAGTTTGACTTCGCCCCTAGCCCAACACTTGATGAGATTGATCTTGCTATCCGTGCCTACGGTGAAGCATATGGTGAATACCCCCACATGATTATTGTGGACAATGCAATGAACGTTGTCTCTATGCACAACGATGAATGGTCTGGCCTTCGTGAGATTGCCAAGGCTATGCATCACATTGCTCGTGAAACAGATGCAGGCGTGATGCTCCTTCACCACACCAGTGAGGCAGAAGGAAAGCCTGACATTCCCCCAAGCCGTAAGGCTATCCAAGGCAAGATTGCTCAGCTGCCTGAGATGATTCTGACCGTGGCATTGGTGCCATACTCAGGAGAGTTTCGTGTTGCAGTTGTCAAGAATCGCTTTGGAAAACACAGCGCTACAGGTGACAAGTTCGTTACACTGTGGGCAGATGCAAGTCGTATGTCTATCTATGGTGATAGATCATCAGCTTTCGTTGCACAGACTTGGAGTGGGATTCGTTGAGTACATACGGAAAGCGTAAAGGTTCAGCCTTTGAGACGGGCATACTCAAATGGCTTCGTGGCAAGGGTGTAGCGGCTGAGCGGCTTAGGTTGGCTGGCAAGGACGATGAAGGCGACATTGTTTGCATGGTCGCTGGTCAGCCCTACATCTTTGAATTAAAGGCTACGGTGAAGATGGATCTGCCACAGTTCTGGCGTGAGGCTTGCGTTGAGGCAGCCAACTACGCCAAGGCTCGTGGCTTAGATGCAGTACCACCAGCCTATGTCATCGTCAAGCGTCGCATGGCGGGGCTAGATCAGAGCTGGGTAGTCCAAGATTTGAACCAATGGTTGAAGCAAAGTGGTATCCAAGCCTGACATTGCCCTGGTGCTAGAACACTACGGGCTGAACGTTATAGACAAGCACGGCTGGGTGCCTTGCAAATGCGTCATCCATGATGATGCCCAAGCAAGTGCCGCCTACAACCTAGACAATCAGGCATACAACTGCCTTGTCTGTCAGGTACTCGGAGATGTATACACATTAGTGCAAGCAAAGGAAGGACTAAGTTTCGCAGATGCTAAACGCAAAGCAGAGATCATTACTCACGGAAGCAGCCGAAAGATACTCCAACAATCTAACACCACAGGCAGCCTCTTACCTCGCGGGACGGGGACTAACCAAAGAGGTGGCAAATACATTCCTTCTTGGAAGCGTCGTTGATCCAAGTGCTGGCCATGAGCATGCTATCGGTATGCTCAGTATTCCTTATATTACTCCCGCTGGTGTGGTGGGCATCAAGTTCAGGAGATTAGATGATGGTACGCCTAAGTACATATGGCCGACAGGTCAAAAGATTGGTCTATTTAACGTACTTGATTTGCATAAGGGCGGTGACACGATTGCCATTTGCGAAGGCGAAATTGACACGATTATATTATCGGGAATGGTGGGGATACCTTCAGTGGGAGTGGCTGGCGTTTCGCAGTGGAAGCCGTGGTTCCCTAAGCTCTTTGAACCATATAATCGCATACTCATTTACGCCGACAATGATGTTAAGGAAGACGGCAGGAATCCAGGTCAAGAACTTGCCAAGCGAATCAAAGAAGATTTAGACAAGGCAATTATTGTTGGCCTACCAGCCAACCGCGATGTCAACGACACCTTCTTAGACAGCGGTTCTGACTGGTTTACTGATAGACTTGCCGCCTGATGAATAAACCAAAGTTCGCTCGCATTGCTGGGCAGAAGTATAAGATCAAATACGATCTTGATGATCCAGATTCTTATGGCTTAACTGACTCTGCCACAAATACAATTCGCATACGCGAGAATCTTCCTGAAGATAAGATGATCCGTGTGTTCATGCACGAGCTGACCCATGCTGTAATCTTTGAGACACCAATGTCTACACGCAAGCGCTTTGATGTTGAAGAAGTCTGCGACATCGTTGGCTATCATATCTTTACTGCACTTAAGGACAACCCAGAGATTGTGGAATATATCTTGAGGGAGATAGTAGACGAAGCCGAAGATGCCTGAGTTTATTGGTGGCCCAAAGGATGGCGCACGGGTACCAGA